CGAGTCCGGCACAGATGCGGGCGGCGGCGGCGATGAAAGGCCACTTAGCTGATCAGAAAGCAGTTCTGGTTTTTACACCGAATGTTTCGGGATCTCATCGGCTTATGTCGTTTGACGTGAAGGATGACAGTCTAAAAAAAGTCCATGATAATTTGTTGCAAGATGGCTTGGCGTTTCATACTTTAGAGGACTTGGGCGGCGGCAATTATCGCGTTCATGCTGTCGCTAGTGATCAGGCAACGCAGGAGGCGGCCGAGCGTGCTGCTGAGCGATATGAAGCAACGGGAACAAGCATCAAGGGTAATGGCGAATTCATCGGCACAACCCTCGAAGGTGGATCAGACAGAGAACAGCGCGATGACGCGCGCCGAGTCTACGAGCAAACCCTCGAAAAAATCTCGGTTCCGGGACATAACGTCGGAAGCGTCTGGAACGATGTACGGGATTATTGGCGCTCCATTACGGCCGAAGAAAAACGACTGATCTCGCGCTTCGATCCATCTGAGCCGCGCGATGAAAGCGGCAAGTGGACCGATGGCGGTGGCGGCGGTACTGGCGGCAGCGATTCCGACAAGCATCCAGGCGAGGGCTATTCGAAGGAAGCCTATATCGACAAGCACGGTGTCATCCAGACAACCAAGGTCAAGGATGCACAGCTAGCGCTTTCTCAAAATCGCAAGGTGAATCTGGATCAGCCGAAAAAGATATCGACGCTGATCCAGCGGCTTGCGAAAGAAGCGCTCAAGATGGTCGAGAAGGGCAAGGACGCGCCCAACTTCAATCTGTGCAATGTCTCGGTCTCTGGCACCAATTTATTTTGTGAACAGAGCAAAGACATCCCGCGAGCAAAAATGCCGCAGCTCGATGAGGACCAGACAAAGGCGCTGATCAAGCATCTCAAGGACAAGGGCTACGAAGTCACGAAGGATCGTGAATTCGCATCGCACTTGCGCGCGACGCAAGATGAGCTGAGCAGCGCCAAGGTCGCGAAGATCACAGAGAAGGCGAAGAGAGATCCCGAAAAGCTGCACAAGCGACTTGTGATCTCGAAGGATGACTACATTCTCGACGGTCATCATCACTGGGCAACCAAGCTTGCGCTCGACGCCGCTGACGACAACCTGACCAACGATAGCAAGATGCGCATCTCGCGCGTCAATATCGGTATCGTTCAATTACTGAAAGAAGCTGAGAAGTTCAGCGGGCCGCACAAGACTGCGAGCGACAAGGCAATGGAGGTTATCACCATGGCCATCAAGCCGGGAAAAGATGAAAGCCAGGACAAGTGGATGGCGCGCTGCGTCCCGGACATGATGGGTCAGGATGGCGGGACGAAGCGGCCACAGGAGCAGGCGGTCGCTGCCTGTCTTCAGATGTTTCGCGACAAGGACAAGAAAGCCGTCAAGCAGGTTGATCCGCCGAAGGACGACGAGGACTTCCATGATTTCATGGAGCGATGCATAGACGATGGCTATGACGACAACGAGTGTGTTGTCGTCTGGGAAGAATCCAAGATGTTTGGAGAAGGCCCAACGCTTTGCGGACCTTTTGAACCAAAGATGGCTAGAGAAGCAACGATCCGTCACAAGACGCATGCCGCGCCTGTCACTGGGATGGAGTTCGTTCTCTCAGATGAGACCGTCGATCGCATGGGTGAGGTTGTGTCATCCGGGGGGTGGCATACCGAGTCGTTCGAAAAAAATCCGATCGCGCTCTTCGGGCACCGCGCAGATTTTCCCATAGGTACGTGGCGCAATCTTCGTGTAGAGGGCAAGGCACTCCGCGGGCATCTGAACCTTGCGCCGGAAGGCACGTCGGATCGCATAGACGAGATTCGTCGGTTGATCGATGCCGGCATTCTGAAAGCGGTGAGCGTTGGCTTCAAGCCGATCAAAAGCGAGCCGCTCGATCCAAATGACAAAGGTCTGTTTGCACCGCAGCGATACCTCAACCAAGAGCTGGTTGAATGCTCGCTCGTGAGCGTTCCTGCAAATCCGAACGCCCTGGCCGTAGTCAAGGCGCTCAACATTTCCCCCGCGACCGTCGATCTGGTTTTCGCCAAGCACGGCAATCAAGATCAGATGCGACGTCTCGGGTTCATCGGCAAGCATGCCAGAACGTCCAATACTAGAAGAGGAAAAGACATCATGTCTTCTCTTGCACAACGCATCATTGATGTGGAAACTAAGCTTGTCGATCTGAAGGATCAGCTCTCGGCCCATTGGATGAACACGGACGAAACCGATGTTACCGATGCTGACTTGGAAAAATCGAGCGGCCTCAATGTCGAGATCGCGCAGCTCGAAAAGCAGCATGTGGCACTGATCGAATCAGAAAAGCTGCTTGCCAAAACGGTGGACGGCAACAACGGTCATACAAATCGCGGTCGTGCACTGGTCACGACGACGTCGTTCACCCAGGATCAGACGGGGATGGACACTGCGATCCGAACCGGTGTGACAGCCAAGCAGCCTGATTTGCTTGAGTGCCTTGTGCGTGCTGGCACGGTCGCGTGGGCATCCAAAACCCGCAATGTTTCGCTTGAGGAAGCGCGGCAGCAGATCGCTACTGAGTGGCCTCGCTACAACGACGACACCACCAAGTACATGTGCGGCTTGGTGTTGCGTGCTCCTTCCGCCCCGGCGATGACGACAGTGACCGGATGGGCGGCAGAACTCGTGCAGCAAATCTACACGGCGCCGATGGAATTGCTCTTTCCCAAGGCGATTGCGACCCGGCTTGCTGCGAAAGGCTTGACGCTCAACTTTGGACGTGCCGGGCGTATTATTATTCCGACCCGCAGTCGTACGCCGTCGATTGCAGGCTCGTTTGTTGGTGAGGGACAACCCATTCCTGTGAGGCAAGGTGCCTTCACTTCGCAGACGCTGACGCCCAAGAAGCTTGCCGTGATCACGACGTTTACCAAGGAGATGGCGGACCACTCCATCCCGGCCATCGAGGGCATTTTGCGCGATGCCATTCAGACCGACACGACAGTGGCCGTGGACAGCGTTTTGCTCGATTCCAACCCGGCGACCACCGTGCGACCTCCCGGCCTGCTTAACGGCATTACCGTGACCACGGCGACCGCCGGCGGCGGCCTTGCTGCGCTTATCGGCGACATCAAGGCGCTGGTTTCGGCGCTGGTCGCGAGCACCTATGGCAATATCAGGGTGCCGGTCTGGTTGATGAACCCCGGTGACATGTTGTCGGCATCTCTGTCTAGCGCGGTGAACACCGGCATCTTTCCGTTCCGCGACGAGATCGCGCGCGGGACGTTGAACGGTATTCCGATCATCGACTCGGCGACGGTGCCGGTGAAGACGATGATTCTTATCGATGCGGCGGACTTTGTTATTGTTGGTGGCGAAGCTCCTCGCATAGATCTTTCAGATCAGGCGACGCTCCACTTTGAGGACACTGCTCCGCTGGATCTTGTTGCTGGTTCGCCTGGAACGGTTGCTGCTCCGCAGAAATCTCTCTTCCAAACTGACAGCATCGCGCTGCGGATGATCATGCCCATGAATTGGGTTCAGCGACGCACCGGCACTATCGCCTATACACAATCGGTGACTTGGTCGTAATTATAACTACGAGACGAGCCCCGGCGCTTTTGCCGGGGCTCGAATGAAAGAGGAGATCCTGAAAAATGGCTGAGACAAAGACGGCAGACAATCCAAACACCGAAGCCGCGCATCAACGCATCGCGGATGCGAAGGAAGCGACCGAGCGCTCGCGCGCGGAGTACGCCGATCGGATGAAAGGTAAGCCCACGCCGACGCAGGAGGAAAACGACCTTGCGGCGGAAGGTGCGCATATCCTGGAGCACGAGCACGACGGCAGTGATCCGGATCCGCACGTGGCTGCTCGCAAGACGTCTGAGGCGAAGAAGCCCGGCGGCGGCTATGAGACTCGTCAGGCAACTGCGGCGCCTCGTCCAGCACCACCGAAGCCTTCCTAAAAAGACCGCTCGACGGGCGCATGAATGAATCCGAACGGAATTCTTGCGCGCATTCTGCGCCCGGTCGCGCGTGCTGTGGAAGGCGCGTTTCGGCCCGGACCATATTATTTGCCGGTCACGGGCGGTTGGCTTTCAGCTGACGTTGGTCAGCATACCAATTGGTGGCAACTCGGATATCTGCCGGAAGGCGGCGCACGCTCGGCGATCGTCGAAGCCTGTATCTCGGCTTACAGTCAGACCGTGGCGATTTGCCCGGGCGATCATTGGAAGCTGAACAACAAGGGTGGCCGTACGCGGGTCACGACGTCTGCACTGGCGCGTATCTTGCGACGTCCCAATGCATATCAGACGATTTCCGACTTTTTGCTTAATCTGACCGATGCGCTTTACCGCGAGGGTAATGCCTACGCGCTCGCGCTGCGCAACGATCGTTACGAGGTGTCGGAGTTGCATTTGATGGATCCGCGGCAGAGCCTGCCGCAGCTCGCGAACAACGGCGAGGTGTTCTATCGACTACAGGGTAACGATGTCATCCAGCGGCAGCTCGGCGGTGAGCAACTGATTGTCCCACAACGCGACGTCCTGCATGTCAGGATGCGAAGCGAGCGATATCGTTATCCGCATCCGCTGGTCGGTGAATCGCCGCTTACGGCAGCCACGCAGGATATCGTCGCTGGTGATGCGATTATCCAGCAGCAGATAAATTTCTACATGAATCAAGCGCGACCTTCGGCGGTGATCACAAGCGATCGGGAGTTTACCAAAGATCAAACTCAAGAGCTGCGTGACCGCTGGGAAGAGCAATCCAAAGGCATTAATCAGGGCCGCACGCCGGTCCTGGGATGGGGGCTTAAAGTACAGCCGTGGGGCGTGGTCTCCAAGGACGCGGCAATTGCCGAAGTTCTCAAGTTGAGCGATCAGCGTATTGCACTTGCGTTCCGTATGCCGTTGCAGATACTCGGTATCGGCGGCACACCGTTTGCATCGGCTGAATTGTTGATGCAAAGCTGGGTTGCGCTCGGTCTAGGGTTTGCGCTGAATCACATTGAAGAAGGTTTTGGACAGCTCTATCAACTGAAGGGTCAACCCGAAGAATATGCGGAGTTTGATACTGAAGCGCTCCTGAGATCATCTTTGAAAGAGCGGATCGACAGCCTCGTGAAAGGTGTTCAGGGCGGTGTGTACAGCCCGAACGAAGCGCGTGCAAGAGAAGGTCTCGACGAGGTCAAATTTGGTGATGAGCCTCGGCTTCAAGCGCAAGTAGTGCCCTTGTCAGCGGCTCAACAAATTCCAAGCGCGCCTTCTTCGCATTCGATGCCGGGAGTGCCCGGAGAATCGGGAGCAACACCAGCGAAACCGTCGCAACCGAACAGCGCCGACGCTGTGCCCGCGAAGGATCAACATGCAAACGTCCAACGGGAACTCGATAACCTTAGAAAATCCGTCGCCAGAGCCAGACGGAGATTCACCACTCATTGAGGCGTTGCGTGAAGCGCTGGGCGAAGTCATCGCGCAACAGGAGCAACAATGGACGCGTGAACGCGAGCTGATAGAGACCCAGGCGGCGCGCGCCATTGCGGAATTTCGCGCCGAGATGTCGGAGCAGCGCGTGCGACATGATGCGTTGCTCGCGCAGAGGCTCGAGGAGATGGGTCGTACGCTGGCAGAGCGGCTTGCGCTTGTACGCGACGGCGTACGGGGGGAGCCGGGGCGCGACGGCAAGGACGGGCGAAGCATTCCCGGTGCGGTCGGCCGGCAAGGTCTGCCGGGGCCAAGAGGCGAGCGGGGCCCCGAGGGAAAAGTCGGGAGAGCTGGACCCGACGGCCGTCGAGGACCGCCCGGTGAATCGATCAAAGGTCCGCCGGGTCCGAAAGGTGAGCCCGGTGAAAGTATCGTTGGCCCGAAGGGCGATCCGGGCGAGTCTGGACCTGCAGGCCCATTGGGTCCTGCAGGACCCAAAGGTGATCCAGGCGCATCTATCACCGTCAAAGGTGACAAGGGTGATCCGGGTGAACGTGGTGAAGCCGGGGTTGGGGGACGCGATGGTGATCAAGGAGCGCCCGGTGTGCCGGGACCGGCGGGGCCTAAAGGTGATCCCGGTGAAAGCATCGTTGGACTGAAGGGTGAGAAAGGTGATCCCGGTGAACAAGGTGACGAGGGCGCTCCGGGTGGGCGAGGCGAAAAAGGCGAGCCCGGTCTGAAAGGTGATGCTGGGCCGAAGGGCGATCA